TGAATTGGTCGAACCATAGCGAACCAATCCCAGGGCGGCGAGACATGGTGGCGAATTCGGGCTTGCGCCCAGAGTAATGAGATTCTTTTGAAGGTCCTGAAATCTTTTTAAGAGTGTATCTAGCGACGTACGCTGCAGATTCGAATGTAACGTCGCCAATAGTGCATAAACCGTGAGACCAGAGATCGTTAAGAAGGGCACTTGTATACTGCGGAAGTCCTGACTGAGAAGTTTCGAATAACACTCGATCAGATCGGAAGTCTTCTCCGAAGAGAATGCAATGATGATGGGGGCGTTGAGTTCGCTCGCCGTACTCGCCACATTGGAAAAATCGAATTTTGTTCGGTTCAAGATGCCTCCGAAGACGTTTCATAAATAATGTAAAGTCTGTGTTGTTTAAGCTCTGATTAGCTGGAAGATCTTTGTAAGTCAATGTCAAAAACGACGTTTTTTCATGACATTGTTGTTCGGCCATAAGACGGCAGGCCCATTGACGCGAGCGTTCAAGACGGCAGCCGATACATTGGCCGCAGGGTATGTCGATGGATTTGTGAGTTTCATAGCCATCGAGATTGTCACGGGCGAAGACCAGCTTCTTACCCGTGACGTTAGAATGAGTTTTGTAAGCCGATAGCGGTGAATAGCACGGCATTATTTTACACGGATACCGTGTTGTTTGTTACGCCCTAGCTGCGCATTCTCATGATGCGCGGTGCCTGGGCGAGTTTTAAATAGATTAGATAGATTAAGTGCCGAAGTGATTGCTCCGAGCGTGTCTCCAACCTGCTCTACGCGTTTGTCATAGACTGCGTTCTCCTGATTTATTTTAGAACGCTGTTGAACATAAGGGAGCTCTGCTTGTTCTTTTGCAGTTGCCAGACGCTTTGCCTCTGTTGTGTATCCGGCCTGTTTAAGTAGGTCCGGTTGAATAGCTGCTGTTTGGGCATTAGTGAGACGTTGAGCTTTTGTCTGCTCTTGGAGTAGTGAATTTTGCTCCAGTTTGTTCATGCCTTCCGTAACTTTGTTAGCGGTGTCAGCGTCAAGGTTGGCGAATTGCTTGTCCATTTGTGCTGCTGCTGCTGCTGAGGAGGCTGCCCCGCGGATGCCTTCGGCGATGATGCCTCCAGTGCCGGGAGTTTGCATAGATGCGACTGAGCCTGGGGGTGCGGCCGCTCCTGAGCGGCCCGCTGCGAGAATGGGATTAAGTCCTGCTGCTTTGAGATCAGCCATTTCTCGTTGGTGGGCTGTGTTAGCCATAGATTTCTGGAACTCAGTATTTTCGCGAGCGATTTTAAGATTAGTTTCATTTGTTTGCTGTGTTTGTTTTTCACTAGTATCCGCTCCTATTTTTGAGCCGAGAACATTGCCGAGAGCGCCGATACCACCGGCGATTAACGGAATAGCTGCTAGGGGAAAGGGCATATAAATTACCTTTAGGAAGAGGGGTGCCCCGAAGGGCACCCCAGGTTTTAGAGTTGATCAATAAGACCGGGTGTCCCGTAAGTCGGGAGAGGCCGGGCGTGATTGATGTCATGCCAAGAATCGCAGATGAAGTGGTGTTCTGTTGGTACAGCCACGATGCGCGAGATTGGCGGAGTTTCGGGGACAATGTCCGCGAGTGCTGGAAGAGACGCGAAGTCAATAGCTAAATGCCATGCGTCTAGAGATGCAGTAGCGTTGGACCTAAATAGTCCAGTAACGATACTTGGTCGGAACCGGTATTCCGCGTAACGCTCTTGATATCCGAAAACATCGTTGTCGGAGTTAGGAGCTACGGCGGCCGGGTCGACGTAGATTTCCTTGTTCAGGATGGCCTGCTCACCTAAGTGAGCGAAAGAAGGCCAGAAGAAGTCGTAACGAGTACGACGAGAAAGGGCACGATGCATGCCCTGTTGATAAGTAGTTTCGGCCCGAACGGAGATAAGTCCGATAACGTGGCCGTGTTCTACGAATGAGTGAGTGAAGCCTGCTTTGCCGTTGGCTGTGGCAAAAGCGGCTAAGTTGCCTTGAGGTGTGGCTGCTGAGACTGAAGTCTGTGCCACTGGGTTTACGTTCAAATTGAACGTGCCGCCACCGAGATATTCGGGGCGTTGAAGTCGGAAGTCAGGTGAAACGACTCCGAAGTGAGAGAGAAGAATCTCGACGTAGCGAGTGCCGCCACGGGCGTCACGCTCGAAGAGCTTCTGTAATTGGAAGGCTTCTCGGATTTGGTTGATAGTAGCTGCTGTAGCTGCTGAGAGATCAGCGAACACGCCTGGATAGCCGATATTATTAGGGTCTTCTGCGATGTAGACCCGTTGATTGGCATTAGCGTTGTCGATGATTTTGGAGTTTACGAGGGTCGTTGGAGCTGATTGTCCAGTTTCGTAAACCCCTTGGTTGGCTGTTGGCCATATTTGGTTATGAACGCCCAGCCCTGTTACAGGAGCGGTCGTTCCTAGAGGAAGAAGCACGTCTGGGCCCTTTTGTGGCCAGGGTAGTGCTGAGGTGAAGTAGTCCTTCCGGCGGTTGCGTGGAAGGAGAGTGTAAGTAGTAACGTCTGGTCCGTCGGATTTATCGACGGTGACAGAGTTCTGTAGGTTTTGGTCGCGGTACCATTCGTTCCAAATTAAATTTATGGAACGTGGAAGGAACGCGTTTGGCATGTCTGCTTGCGGAATAGCCGCAATTTTAGTGGGCATGCCTAGATAATCAAAGACGGATGCCTCGGCGAAGCCTGCGGCGTGAGTAGCGTCATCGAGTTGAGGTGTAAGATAATCGGTCGTGTCTGTTGGATCATCCTGGGCGCCGTTGAAACGTTCCCAGTTAGTCCAGACGAGCCGGTTAGGGACGAAGAAATAATGAACGTCAAGATAGACGTTGTCCATATAAGGGAATTCTGGCGTTGCGAGACGGACGAGAAATTGTCCGTTTAGTTTCATAGTGTCGCCAGGAAGGATTTCGTCCCAGAAGATAGGAATAAGAAGACCTTCATCGAAGGTCGTTTTGTGTCCGGAGGACCGACGGAATGTAGAACGCTCCAGAGGAGGCCGTTCGATGTCGGCGAAGTGTGCTTGAGTGGCGTAACCGCCACGAGATACGGAATTGCGCATTGTGAGTCCTTTGGTAGAGCCCCCGCGATTAAACGGGGGCTCGGTTAACTGCGTATATCCCAGGCTATTTGTCCTTACGGTCCAAGCCTAGAATAGAAAGAATAAGATCGATTACGGCGTTTACGACAGCCTTAATCAAATTTCCCATAGGTCACCTCCTGTGACCTTATCGGAATAATACTTAAAGGCGGATACCGCCTCGAGAGGGTTTTCTGGCTACATTGACGCCTTTTGTTTTGGCGCCTTTGCGAAACACCTTTTTGGCAGTTTTTTGAGAGAGTGGTCGACGTTTCATGATTAGCTCCTAGTTGACTAATATAGTCGCCCCACTTTGAGGGATTTTGCAATCCCTTTGTTGTGACACCGTGCGACGGTGTCAGTGGGAACAGTTACAACAAGAGTATGTACTGTTCCCACACCCTCATTCCTGATCGTCTGGATCAGGTGTTGGCGCCTGAGGCGCTTTAGAAGCCTTCTTCGAAGGCTTAGCGGGGGACCCCTCCCCCGGACCCCCAGGAGAGCCTGGTGAGTCACCAGGGCTCTGGGGTCTAGGTTTGGCGAGGCCGTGACGGATCATAAAGTCCATATCGGCTCGCATTAGATTGCGTGGATCATTTCGGAGCTCATCACGCGCTTTCGCGGGTAATTGCTCGAAGAGATCATAAGCGGATTCTACACGAGAGAAAGCTTCGGTTAGATCCTGGGGCATGTTTGACACATCGGCGAATACACCGGGGTTGCGCATATTGACAGGGACGATGCCCTTTCTAGCGCGTGCCACGATGGTGTTTATATCTGCCTCGTTTTTTAGGTGCTGTTGGACAACAGCTTTAGGTGAGGCAAACGGGGAAGTGCCGGGATGAGTAATACGGCGGCGTTTAGGAGTTTGCATTGAGCACCGCCATTTTTGGTTTGGTAAATTGTATAGGCGTTGCAAGTTGGATTTTAGGTGAATAGGAGACAATTTCTCCAGTTTCTACGTTGAAGGTGCCGACCTCGTAGAGCACGAAGTCGGTCGGGAATTTGGCGAACGGAGAAGTAGGCTCTGTGCATGCTTCTTCGAAGGATCGCAGAGCTGAGCCTGTGTGTTGGTCCAAGAAGGGACGCATAAAGGCATTGATTTTGCCATCATGGATGGCGAACATTTTTAGGATCATGAGATTCCTCGTTTCAGTTTGTCTTTGATGGTGCGTTGTTTCAGCTCCTCCCGAACCATCAGTCGGGGAGAGGCTGTTTCCGGATCAGCCGGAGAAGGTGCTAAGAAAGGAGTTTTTGCTTTTTGACGCGCTGCTTTTTCAGCGGTTTTGCGTTGCGCTTTGACTCGTTCAAATAGTGCGGGATCGCTGCGCTCAAGAAGGGTGTCAAAAAATTTTGGTGGAAGTGTGGAAGGTCGATCAGCCGAAGGTACGAAAAGGTCGCCTGGATAGACGTCGCTTTTGAATTGGTCGAACCATAGCGAACCAATCCCAGGGCGGCGAGACATGGTGGCGAA